TTTAACCTTTTATGGGAGAGCTATTATGGCAACCACTTTAAGTAATGCTTTCATTACTTTATTTGAAGCCGAGGTTCACCAAAATTATCAGGCTACAGCTACATTAAGAAACGTAGCCCGTATGAGAACTGGTGTTACTGGAAGTACAGCTAAATTTCCTATCCTCGCAAAAGGTACAGCATCCGTAAGAACTCCATCTACTGATGTGGTGCCAATCTCAGGTCAGTTCAGCACAGCAACTGCTACACTAACTGACTATATCGCATCTGAGTATTCAGATATTTTTAACCAAGCAAAAGTAAACTTTGATGAAAGACAAGAGTTAGCAAAGTTAGTAGGTAATGCAATCGGCAGAAGAGAAGATCAAATTATTATTGATGCTCTTATAGCTGGTTCTGCTGGAACTACTGTAGCTAATACTGTTGTCACAAGTGGATCAGCAGCAGCTTCTGACTTGAACGTTGGTAAGATTATCGCAGCTAAGAAAGCTTTAGATACTAATTCTGTACCACCGCAAGACAGACATATGATCATTCATGCAAGTTCTTTAGCTTCATTATTAGCTGACGAAAGAGCAGTTAGTTCAGACTTCATCCAGTTACAAGCTCTAGCACGTGGCGAAATACAGCAGTTTGCTGGTTTTAACATCCACATGATAGGTGACAGAGATGAAGGCGGTTTACCAAAAGACGGGTCTAACGACAGAACATGTCTAGCATTCCACAAGGATGCAATCGGATGTGCTGTAGGTATAGCTCCAAAAGTTGAGGTAAACTACATCCCTGAGAAAACTTCTTTCTTAGTATCAGCAATGTATTCAGCCGGTGCCGTAGTAATCGATACTGCTGGCCTCGTTGATATTACTTGTAGGGAGAGTTAATCATGGCTTTTAGTAGAACTGGGATAAACCCAATAGGCGGTCAATCCAAAAAAGGAACAGCCCCTCAAATGTGGACATATACATCTGCGGATGCAATAGCTACTGTTAACACAGCCGGTTATTTCAATGACATGTCAGATGATTTGTCTGTAGGTGATGTTATCTTCGTACATGACAGCAATACACCAACATTAAGTATTGTTATGGTTGCATCTAATGCATCCGGTGTTGTCGATGTTACTGATGGCACAACTGTAGCTATGACAGATACTGATTAACAACTAACCTAGGGGGTCTCCTTGCCCCCTAGCATTATGGCGAGGTCCGTGGATTATGGCTGAAGGTGATACTGACGTTTCGATTTGTTCGCAAGCACTCCTCCTTCTAGGTGCAAATCAAATCACTAGCTTTTCGGATGGGACGGCCCCCTCTTCGGTTTGCTCGGTTTTATATCCACGGATTAAGTCTCAGACCCTTGGTATGTATCATTGGTCTTTTACTTTATCTAAAACTACATTAGCTAGGCTAACATCAACTCCAACAAACTATTATAGATACGCTTATCAGTTACCTAGTGATATGTTTTTAGGTGTCCCAAGAGTTGTCTATGCATCAACATCTTTATCTGCCCCTAACATTACAGAATATGAAATCCAGGGCAGTCAGTTATTAACGAATGAAACAACAATTGTTGTAGATTATCAAAGGCTAGTATCTGAGAGCGATATGCCCTCTTACTTTACTCAATTATTAATTTACCAAATGGCCTGGCATTTAGCAGAACCTATTACAGACCAAATCACAAAAGCTGATTATTGGAGATCGGTAGCCCTGGGAACAGCATCAGAAAACAACCGAGGTGGTTTTTTTAGGCAAGCTATCAATATAGATGGTGCTGGACAATCTAAAACAGTCATAGCTGATTATTTATTAACTGAGGTTAGGTCTTGAGTAGAGTTACCCAATATCAATCTAATTTTACTGTAGGAGAAATTGATCCTTTATTAGTTGGTAGGATTGATATCCAGCAATATGCTTCCGGTCTTAGCAAGGCTCAAAACGTAGTAGTCTTGCCCCAGGGTGGGTTTGAAAGAAGGCCTGGTTTAAGGTTTATGCTTGATATTACATCTCATCTAGGAGGATCTTTTACTACCTTAGACGGCATAAGGTTAGTGCCTTTTGAGTTTAGTACGACACAAGCTTTTATGTTGGCGTTTGTTAAAAATACTACTACTAATACCAGGGTTTTTTTCTTTGCTAACGGCATACAGATTACCAATATTAATGGAAGCGGTAATGATTATCTTACATGTGCATTAGGAGATATTGATCTAGACCGCATGTATTTTACCCAAAGTGCTGATACGCTTATATTAGTTCATGAGGATATGTCACCTAAATCAATAGTTAGAGGGGCAAATAATTCTACTTGGACATTTTCAACAATATCTTTGACTAGTCCTAAAGTAGCTTTTTCTCTATCAACTAGTAACCCTGCTGCGACAATTACACCTGATGCTATCGATGGAACAGTAGAGGTTACCGCAAGTACTTCTGTGTTTACGTCATCTCATGTTGATCAGTATATAAATGTTTTAAATGGTTTTGGCCGGGCCAGGATAATAGAGCAAGTATCCGGAACTGTTGTAAAGGTTATGACCGAGCTACCCTTTTTTAAAGCTGATGAGGCTATAGCTTCCGGTGCCTGGGAGTTAGAAACTGGGTATGAAGATGCTTGGTCAGGCTCTAGAGGTTATCCAAGGACCTGCTCTTTTCATGAAGGGCGATTATATTTTGGAGGTAGTAAAGCATTACCTAATACTTTGTTTGGTTCTAAGGTTGCTAACTTTTTCAATTTTAAATCAGCAGAAGCTTTAGATGATGATGCCATCCTGGTAAATATGAATACAGATAGTGTTAATGCTATTACTGCTATGAGATCAGGTCGAGACTTGCAGATATTCACAAAGGATGCTGAGTTCTTCGTACCACAAGCTGACCTAGATCCTATTACACCATCTAACATTGTTATTAAGAATGCCACTAGAAGAGGTTCTAAGGAGGGTGTGAAGCCGGTAATGGCCGAAGGTGGTACATTGTTCATACAACGTGAAGGCAAGGCTCTAAGAGAGTTTTTATTTAGTGATGTTGATCTTAACTACCAGGCTAATAATATTTCTTTGTTAGCTAGTCACTTACTTAAAACGCCTAGGTCTATGGCATTAAGAGTTGCTACAAGTACTGATGATGGTGATCTACTTTTAATACCTAATGATGATGATGGCTCTATGGCTGTTTTCTCTATACTAAGATCTCAAAACGTTGTAGCACCGGCTGAGTTTATAACTGACGGCTCTTTCCTAGATGTGGCTGTAGATGGCTCTGATATTTATACAGTTGTTAAAAGAACTATAAACAGCTCTACAAAATATTATGTTGAAATATTTGATGACCAAAGAACTACAGATTCAAACATACAATACTTTTCCGGTGCAGATGCTCCTGATCAAACCCTACCAACAAATACGACCTGCTCTAGCTTATCACATTTAGAAGCTAAAACTGTTAATGTCATTAGAGATGATTTTGTACTCACAGATAAAACAGTTTCTTCCGGATCGATCACTATTGATGAAGTGCCAACAAGTTATGTAGAGGTAGGACTAGCATATGACGTTGAAGTTGTTACTTTGCCGGCCGAGCCTAAGTTAAGTTCCGGTGTTGTAGTTAGTAGAAAACGTAGAATATTAGAAGCTACAACCCTCGTAGATAGAACCCAAAACCTAGCGGTAAATGGTTTTGAACTCCCCTTTCGATCTCTACCCTACACTTTGGGTTCTGCTCCAACAAGCTTTACCGGAAGAAAACGATTGGCTCCTTTGCTTGGTTACAGCGATACAGCACAGATTACATTTACTCAAACACAGCCTCTATTCGCTACAGTTTTAGCGGTGGAGTACAAATTAAGTACGGGACAATAACATGGCATTTTTAGCACCGGCATTAGCATCTGCATCAGCATTACAAACTGCCAGCATGGCATTCTCTGCCTTTTCAGCAGTTATGAGTATCAAACAAGGAATGGATACAAAAAAAGCTTATAACGCTCAAGCCAGGCAAGCAGAACTTGAAGGAAGAGTAGAAGCTGTAAGAGAAAAAGAAAGAGGTATCCAGGTTCTAGCCAATACAAGAAGAGCTTTAGCTTCAGTTAGTGCAATAGCATCTGCCGGTGGATTAGAGCCAACAATAGGTACGCCTCAAGATATTGGAACCTTTAATGTTCTTAATCCTGGAATAAATGATTTTATCACATCTAAAGATAACGAAGCTTCAGCAATAGCATCTGCTGCTGCAAAAGCTAGGGATTTAAGATACGCTGGCAAGCAAGCAATGACCGGTGCTTTGATAAGTGCTGGGACTTCATTGGCTACAGCTTCAACTAATTTAGCCGGGATAGGTGGCCCTGCACAGCCTAATTATGGATTTACACCTAGCACTATGGGATTACGTTAAAATGGCACCACGCTCTAGATATAGAGGCATACAAAGACAAGTTGGTACCAGGGCTTATCAGGGTGCCTCCGGTGTAGGTATTCGAGAAGCTCAAAGAACTTCTAATATATTAACTAGTGCATTAAACGATATGTCTAATTACTTTGCTAAGAAGGCAGGTGTACAAGCTGAAATAGAAGGTGCTGAGTTTGGTGCAAAAAATCCTATAACTGAAGAACAGTTAAGAGATTCAATAGCAACCGGTGGAGATATACAAGAACAGCTTGGTGATAATAGTACTATATTTGGGAGATCACAAAGGAAAGCACAACTATCAATATTAGAAAGTGAGTTAGAATTATCAGCTAAAAGACAAATGTCTTCTATCATATCTAATGCAACTGTAAACAACTTAGATCCAGGCGAAGTAGCAGATCAATTAGATGTAGTAACAAACGAGTTTACAAAGCTTTCTAGTGGCCTTTCTGCTATATCCGGTCAAAGAATATTCGCATCATTAAACACCGCCTCAGCGGGCAAATATAGCACCTATAATCAAAGTTATGCGACTGCTAGGTTTTCAGAAATAAAAGCTAAGAAGATAGCTATAGTTTCTCATAACTTAGATGCGGTATCTGATGAAGTGTCTAGCATAATAAGTACTGTACAAGACGATGAAGATTTAGGTAAAAAATTACTTTCATACGAGCAAGTTACTAAAACTAAAATATTAGAGAATTTATCAGGTGTAGGAACAAAAGCTACAACCTTCACATCTAATTTTAAAACTGTAGAAGATAATATTTTATTAGCTAAAAACAATTTTATTATAACAAATGCAGTAAGATCAGATAGCGAACTAGCCTTAGTTAAGGCAATAAACTCTAACAATTACAACAAGATAAATCCAAAAGTTGTTAGGGTACTTAAAACTATGGATGCTGATGAAATTACAAAGCTAAAAGAAAGTTTAAGAACAGAGGCAGTAAAGCAAACACAAGATATAGAAAACGAAAACAAAGCTACAATCCTAGCTAATATGGATAAGATATTCGATGCTAATACTAATTTCTATGAGTTTTTAGCTACTGGTGACAAAAAACAGGCACAAGAACAAATAAACATTATAAAACAATACGACATAAAAAAAGCCGAGATTTTACAAGAGAAGTTATCTCAAGGTAAATCAAGTAGATCTGAATCTGATGCTAGTACATTAATAACACTTAATCAGAAAAAAGATGCTGGTACACTAACTTATGAAGATCTAAATAAAAGTACATCTTTGTTAACTACTGAGGATATAATTAAGTTTAATCAAGGAATTGTAGCAAATGAAGATAAAGAGCTTAAATCAGCATTAGTATCCTTATCAGGTTTATTGAATACTGAGTTCCCTGGCTTTACTGCAAAGACTATGGAAACAGTTATTAAGAATGATGGCTACTCTAAACCAAGAGCTATTTATCAAAGGATTAAAGGTAGACTAGAAGATCTTAAAAGGAACGCTGTACAGTCAGGAACTGAGGTTAATTTGGTTTCTGAAATGGAAAACATGGTAGCATCAGTAAGTACAGAAATAACGGAAAAGCTAAAAGCACAAAATCTAGTTTCAGCAAAAAGATCAATAAAAAAGATTAAAGATTTATACGGAAGTAAGTTTCCGGAAGTCAAAGATTTTAATGAAACAGATTTTAATAAAGCTCTACAGTTCTTTAAAGATAATCCAACCTTATTAGATACAAGAAATGGAAGTAATATTAATAATATTATAAGTAAATATATGAGTACTGATTAATGGAAGAATATAATTTATTTGAAGAAATAGAAAAGTCTAATTCCATAAGGCAAACGGGCAGTAATCTTGTTTATAAGTTTGGTGATAAGTCTTCTATAGAAATAGACGATGGCAAGCCTGATCCTAGATATGATAGTGTTACTGATGCTATAACTGGTATTGGTTCTACTATAGCCGGCATAGCTAGTGGTGCAGTAAGTGCTACGGCTGGATTGCCAAGCGATATCGGAGCTTTATTTGTAGGCATAAAAGATGCAGTATCTGCCGAAGATGGTGAAAGAATAGATCAATTTACTAAATCATTTACTGAGTTCTCTAAACAAAATTATGGATCTGAGTTTTTTAAAGAAAAGTTTGATAGTTTTGTAGACAGCTTAAACATAAGTGACCTGTACAAAGAAGATGCTAAGGCGGGATATAGTGCTGGTGAGTTTGGCGGTGTTGGCGGAACTGTTACCGCTGGTGCTAAAGCTGGTGTCAAGACTATTAAAAATTTACCTAAGACATTGGAAAATATAGGAACTAATGCACAAAATAGATTAGATGCTAATACTGGCACTACTACTTTGTCTTCTATGGGTGTTGGCGAAATAGATAATATGATTGACAAAGGTTTATCAAAGCTAGCACCAAAATTAAAAACAGACGGCGGTATAAACTTTTCAGAAGATATAACTAGTAATAATTTAAGATTACATTTAGCTAGAATAGATAAATCTAATACAGATAATGTACCCTACCCTGGCGGTCCTAAAAACCCTAGAACAGTTATAAAATCACCTGATGATAAATTACCTGACATAGTAGTTGGGGATATAACGTTTGATGATTGGAAAAATCGTGTAGAAAAAACTATGGATAAGGAAGCTATAATAAAGGCTAGCCGTTGGTATGACGAAGTGTTTGAGGAGTTTGATAAGTTATCCGGAGGTAAGCCTAAAGAAATGCGAAAGCTTGGAGAGGCTTGGCTGTCTGCACAACAAAATGAAACTCCATCATCTGCTTTATCTAATGTTCTTTCAATATACGAGCAGTTCAAGAGAGGTGTTCCTATAGACCAGGTTAAAGGTAAAGGCCTTCCATCAGCAAACAAAATTGCGACAGACATTATTTATGGAAAGCAAGTGTCAGGCGGTGCAGGGCAAAAAATATCTGATTTTATAGATAGTGGCTATGGGAAAGACGTTAGATCAATTATGGGTAATGATCCTAAAGGAATGTCTCCGTTTGTTGTTGATGTTCATACTGGAAGAGATACCGGTTTAGTTGATCAAGAGTTTATAAATCATCTTAATAGACTTGGTTATGATGTACCTGATAATTTAATTAAAGATCATGCTGGCGGTGGAATTAAAGGCACAATGTATGAAAATAGAGCTAAATTTGGCCAGGAACTAACAGAGCATTTAAACAGCATAAATTGGTTAGATAAATCAGATTGGAAGCCTAGAGAAATACAAGCTATAGGGTGGATGAATTTAACTGAAATGACCGGTCAGCTTGGCACAAGTGGTGATGTTGCTAGTGCATTTAATCGTAATTTAAGAAGAATATCAATGGAAGTTGATCCAGGTGAAGGCTCGCCATGGGCAACAAAATTTGGTGAGGACTATGGTAATTTAGATGATACCTCTAAATTTGAGATTAATAACAAAGTTACAGCAAAGGCTATTGAGCTAGTTAATACTAAAGAAGGTTTAAATTTATCATCTAACGTACATGGGACTGGCGGATGGGAACTGTACCAAAATCCATCAACTGTATCACAAGCATTCGCATCAAGGGATACAGCCATCAAGGCCGGTGCTAGGTTAGGTTATTTATTAAATCAAACTGAAGTTTGGGTAAATTCTGCTAAAGAAATAACAAAAGGTGCCAAGCATTTTGGTGTAGATATTGTAGAAGAAGGTTCTGAAAATTTAAGAAACTCAGATTCACTAAAAGATTTATTTGAGAAAATAATAGAAAAAGATCCTAATGGCTTGTTTAGAGGCTATCAGCCAATAATAGTAAATGGTAAACCTGGCATAAGAATTATTATAGATGATGTTGCTATTAAAAGCTCACCACTAACAAAAGCAAAAGCACAAGAATATATACAGCAATTTGCAGGTACTGATGGCGAGTTAAACAACATTTTGTCTGACTTGAATTTCAATGTTAGAACTGATATAACAGAAGTTGAATTAACTAAGCTTAGAAATGATTGGAAGGAGAACCCTAATGGGGAAGGTTATAAAGAGTACTTTGGTAACCAAACCGGAACAACTGAACCGGGTGGAAGCGGGTCCAATCTCGATAATGATGGGCAAGAACTTGAGAACCTCTTCGGAGAACTCATCAGAAAAGCCAAAGGAAACAATGGAACAACCGAAGGAGTAACATCTAGTTCTCCTATTGCAGGAGATACCTGATGAGCTTTCTTAATAATTTCAATAAGGCATTAAAGAAGTTTGGCACTGATGCCGAGCAAAGATCTTTTCGTGGTACAGCTCCTGACGATACAGTTACGAAAATGGATAGCGGTGATGTTGTCATTAGGGGCATGGATGACAAAGAAGTTAAAGCTCTAAATGAAACATTAAGTGCTGATGGTTATAAAGGGCCTGGACTAAACTTAATTTCTCTTACTGATAAACTGGAGCTAGATTTCGATACTGACAAGCTTCTTTTCAGAATAAAACAAAACAACCAGGAATTAATTAATTACTTACGAAGAGATACCAAAAGCATTGAGCAGATGGTAGCCATGGCACAAGCTAGCGGTTTTGAGGATACTGTAAAAAAACTTTTAGTTAGAAAGCCTGGTAACGTACCACCACCGGAAGACGTTCTTGTTGGTTTAATAGCAATGATAAATCTAGGGCAAGAGTTAAATAAATTAGCAAGACAAGGTAGAGATGCTACAGACTTAGTAACAAAGCAAAACCTTCATAAAAACTTTTCATTACTTGCTACTGTACAGTCTAATTTAGTTGCTCAGGTATCAGGAGCTGTATCTGAATATGGTAGAGGTATGGCTGTTGTAAGAAACATTGCCAAGTTAGAAAACATAGATTTAACAGCAGAAAAAGAAAGACTAACAAATTTTGTTAAAGGTT